CGCCTGCCTTCAGCAGTCCTGCCCGGGCTTGGGTGAACTGCTCGATCTCTATCGTGTAACCGAGCTGCTCGGCGAATTCGACGAAGTACTCGATCGACTGCCCGCCGCTATTCGCGAACCGCGCGACTACTTGCGCCTGACGTTGCGGAACTGTCGGTGCCGCGCCCGCGCACGGGTCGGGTAAGCCGAGAGCTGACTCCCAGTCCGGCAGGAGCTCGTACGCGGTGGCTGGAAACCCGTCAACAAGAAGTTCGTTTGCGCGCGTGGTCAGCCGTGCATACGTCGGAGCACAGCCCGCGAGCGTCTTCGTTTGAATTGCGTCGCTGTCGCGTGGCCATACTCTGCCGCGCGGCATCAACGCCTGAAGGGCCGCCAGAAAATCGGCGGCCGTTAAATTGAGTGCGAGCATGGGTTTTCAGTCGAAATCGACCGTGCCGAGAACCGGAAGCGACCCGAAGCTCCCGGTGATGTTGCCAGGGTATGTCGTCGTAACGCCGTCGATGACGCCGGTAATCGAGTCGATAACGAAACCACCTGTCGCTGGTACCGAGGCGATCGCCGAATCGATATCGGACCTATTGATGGTGCCGGCCCGCGGATCGCCGTTGCGGAAGAAAACGTCTTCGATCGCGGCCTTTACGGCATTTTGCGTCGCAATGGTCCAACTACCCGTGCCGGACAGAACGAAGGAAAGGACGTTCTTTATCGGAGAACAGACCCACACGAGCGCGGTCACAGGTTGTACCGTGACGATCGAATCAGCGACCACCAGTTGGTCACCCGTCGCTACGGTCGCGCGCGGCGCACCACCGGGCCCCTTGTCGTTCTGCGAGACCCCATTCGTTCCTTGAGGAAATCCACCGTGTTCGGCCTGCGCATCGTCAAGCATGATGTAGACGACAACTGTGCCGGCGCCGAAGCCATTGGGCGCACACCAGGCGCGCGTGACCCCCGCAACGTCACGGGCCCACTCAACGTAATCTTCCGCATCGCCGCCTTGAGGCGGCTGCTGGTATTTCGCCAGCACGCGCGCTCGGAAGTCTTCCTGATCCTCAATATCGGCGCCCGAGGCGGCGGTGCCAGTAACCACCCCGCTCGACTGGATGCCGTCGACGGCAATCCCCAGCGACACTGCCGTACCGGGGTCAGCGTTCCCCGCGGTGCCGGCGACGTCTGCCACGATCGTTACGCTGACCGTCGTACCGACCACCGGCTCAGTTGCCGAGATGGTGTAAGTGATCCCGTCGCCGCGGACTACGGAGGTACCTGCGTCGATCTGCTTCCCGGCAATACCGGTGAACGCGGCCGTTAAGCTGGCCGCACTCGCGTCCTTCCGATAAACCTTCTTCAGCGCGCCCCACGCCTCGAGGTATTCGCCTTCGGCCGTGAAAGGGTTGGTCTGCTTCGCGATCCAGTCGAGGTAGCCGTACTCCTCGTTTGTCATGCCGGAGAGCACCACGCCGATAATTTTCAGCGCGGCGAAGCGCAGCAGCGGATCCGATCCCTCGAGCGCGGCCGCAATGTCAGCCATCGCGTCAGAGCGGATCTGCGCGAGTGTTTTACGTGCGTATGGCATGTCAGGAGATCTGTTTCCAGGCCCATGCGTAGCTAAACGAAGCTATTGCGGTGCCGTCTTGGTTATAGAGAATGACCTGCAGGCCGAGGAACGACGTACGCACCCATTGTGCGAACACGTCGATGCGCGCCGCCACGCCGTCGTCGACGAACCACTCCAGCGCCTCTTTCGCGTAGTCGACCGCGTTGTTCAGCGTCTCCTGCGTCTGCTTGGCGCGCGACAAAAGCCACAATCGGGAACCGATTGGCTTGTCTTCGCCGAGGTCTCCCCACCACCCCCGCGGGTCGTCGGTGCCGTCCGGTATGACGTCATCCGAGTTAGCGATGCGGTCGGTGAAGAGACTGATCAGCGCCGCGCTCGCGAGATCATTGCCTGTTACAAGCACGGGCCCAAGAAGCTGCCAGTCTCCACGGCTGTTGTCGACGTCCCAGATCAGGGAAATATCGGGCATCGGCTATTCCTGCTCGTTGGGCGCGTTTGACGTTCGCGTCGTACCGCCGCTCTGAACGTTCGGTACATCGTGCGTGTGCGCGTTCGCCACCTGCCGCATACCGGCCACCGTCCGGGTGTTCGTCTCGTAGTTATCGAGGATGTCGCCTTTGCACTTCAGCAGCGGCGTGTCGGCTATCACCTCGGGCGCATTGGTGAACGTAATCGGGTTGCCACCGCCGTCCACCACAATCCCGGCCTCCGTCAGATACACGTACTGCCCTCGGTTGTCGTGAATCGCCACCTCGCCAGTCTCGAGCCGATTCATGCGGAATTTCGCATTGCCGGTCGCGATCACAACGCCGTTCGAGCGATCGCCGCCAGCGAACGCAACGATGGCGTCCGAGTCTTCGGGCGGGTTCGACGTGAATCCGTATTCAGCACAGCGCGGCAGGTTGTCGATCGTCTGCAGCGGATTGAACTTCACCTGCATAAACTGGATGCCCGCGCTGTCGTTCACCACCTTCACGAGGCCTTGCGCGAGTGCGCTCATCACGCGCCGCGCCGTGCGATCGAGATACGCTCTCATGGCGCGTTCGGCGCGCCGAGCACGACGTCCGGTGAAAGCGGCTGCAGGATGGTCGGCTCCGGCTTGAATGCGTCAGGCGGCATGAGAATTAAGCTCGCGTGAGTGCCGCGCTCGTCGAGCGTGTATGTGACCTCGGAAATGAGCATGAATGTCTCTTCGGGGATCTTCAGCGACGGCAGCGTTACCGGCACCAGCACGTTCGGAGTCCACAGCAGGCCGTCTGCATCGCGCCAGCTATCGGTCAGCAGGTGGACTGTCTGCGACCTGCCTGCGCGGCGGGCAACCTCCCAGTTCGCGCGTTCCTGCGCAATGTTGCGGCCTGCCTGAACCTGCTCCGAGACGATGTACAGCTTCCTGTGACGACTGACCGTTGCATCTCTGGCCGTGGCAACCGGCACAAGGTTGACGCCGGCGTCGCCCATCGTTTGCATCGTCAGCAGATAGCAGTCGACCTCTGAATAGCGAAGATCTGCAGCGTCCTCGAAATCAGCGTCCTCGACGTTCTGTCCTTCCGTAAAGCCAGACGTGTGCGAATCGACGCCCGCGCGCGCGAGCCGCAGGTTTCCATCAGGCAAGTCATATGCGAGGACACCGGCATAGCGCGCAATGCGTTCGATAACCTCGAATGCCGTCTCCCCCATCATGAGGTTGAACTGCGGGATGCTCGGCCCGTTGTTGCCGTCACTCGTCACCGTAATTCCGTAGGGCGCCGCGAGTTTCTGTGCGATCTGCAACGCATTCGAGCCACTGATCTGGCCACCGTCCCACTCCGCGCTGCAATCCACGAGGTCCTCGCATTTGCCGCGGCCGAGCACCGAGATGCGGTGGTAGTCACGGCCAATGCCGGGCCGCACGCGATCGACGTAACCCGTAATGACGACGTCTTCGCCGATGGCGACCTGGCAGCTCTGGCCAGAAACCACGCTCATCTGCTCGAGGTCGCCGGGATAGAGATCCGTCATCTCGATTTCGAAGTCGCTCGGCAGCCGCTCGACGCCGCGCGTGACACGGACCTTGGTCCAGCCCGAGACTCGGCTACCATCCAAGATTAAAGACAAATCGTCGGACAAGGACAACTCCATGAAAACCAGAAATATCGCGCTGGCTCTTCTATTCATTTCCGCGAGTGTCATCGCGGATCCGGTATTCGAGGTGACCGCGAATAGCACGCGCGCTTGCTTGCTCGGCCAGCCATCCGTATGCAACGAATTTCAACGCGGCTACCGCTTTGAGGCCACCAACTGGCAGGGGCACGCAGCGGTCATCGGCGGCAAAACCTTGACCAAGGAAGGTCAAAAAGGCGAAGCGGAGTACTACCAGTTCAACAGCGCCGATGTCGCCGCGCTGCGAGATGGCAATGGAAACTATGTTGAGCCCGCTTGCAAGTGGCCGACCGGGGGCGAAGTTGATCGCATGGTTATCGGGAAAAATGGACAACTGTTTCTGAAGCGCTGGATGATCATCACCGAGTGCCACAATGGAAAAATGGTGTCTCGCCAGCGTCCGTTGAACTAACGCTCAACCGTTGAGAGCCCTGAACGTCAAAGGCATGAACGCAGGGTGCACCGGGTTCACCTGCGCGACGAGCTCGTCGGCTCGGCCAGCGTCCCGATACAGGCGGTGAGCCAACACGAGCGCCGGCAGTCCGGCCTTCATATTGAATGTCTTGATAGACGCAAGCCCGGCGCCGCGTTTGTTGAGGTCCTGCACCACCGCAGCACGCAGCGATCGCAACGCTCCATACGTCTGGTCTTCCCCCTGATTGCCTGCCACCTCAATCTCGCTGTCGATGAGCGTCGTCATGGCTTCACGCACGGCAGCCGCATCGTCTGCGGATGTCGGTTGGTATTGCGAAGCGGCGAGCGCGGCCGCGCCAATAGCAGCGCGGCGAAACAGGTCGCCGCACGCCGACTGCATCGTCGCCATGCCCGTACCGATAACGGACGTCGTCGTCGGCGTGGATGCCTGAAAGTCAGCCAGAGACGTCAAAAGCCGGATTGCATCCGACGGCGCCGGCGCTGCTGCACGCACCGCGCTTGCAACGCCCTGTGCCGCCGAGGCGAAGGCTGACGTCGAACTGGAGTCAAGGGCGCTGGCCGCCGATGCGAGTACGCCGGCCGCCGTCGCAACAGCGGTACGGGCCTGCGTGGCCTGCTCGATGAGGTCTTCCACAGTGAGCGACGAGGAGCGCGCCGGCGCGCCCGGGTATTTGCTGAACGTGGGCACTGTCGCGCTGCCGGCGAAGCGTCCGAAAGCGCCGGGCAAATTGAAGGCGAGCCGGACAAGATTCCGCGCGTCACCAACGATGTTTTTCGCGTTCGTGTACCACGTCAGCGCCGTGTTCACTGCCATGCCGACAACGGCCGCGCCGTACGACAGCGTGTTGAGCACGCGCGAGGCGAAGTCTGCGGCGGCCGACAGACCGAGCGCGTCGACGGCCGATGAGATGAGGTTCGTCGTCGCGTTGGCCGCGCTCGGGAAGACGCGTTCGCCGCTCTCCACGAAGTCGAACTGCAGCTCGAAGTACCGCGCTTTGTCCCACCGCTCGATCACCCGGAATTCCATCAGGCTGACCGTGCGGCGCCCGTAGGTCGGATGCACCAGCTCGCCCGTGTCTTCCACCTCGCACATCTTGATCATGACGTCGCGCTTCTGGATGACGTCATCACCAACGAGATACCCCGTCACCTGGAAGCGCCGCGCGGCGCGGCCCAAATCTTCGACCCAGGGCGTGTCGCGCTTTACATACTCGTGCATCGCGTTACGCCGGCCAAAGGTGCCGTCTGCGCTGAGCGAGACAAACTGCATGCCGCGAAATGACGCGGGGCGCAGCTGATCGAAATAGCTGCCGATCGATCCACCGAGCCTCGCGGCAAGCGAGCTCGCAAGGTTCGAAATACCCGACGTGGTGCCGAGTACTGCTCCCGCGCCACCACCAATATTCATGTCGCCGCTCCAAGATCCATCGTCGAACCCGTCCGCACACTCGTGTCGACGTTGCGCGACGAGCTCACGGAAGTACGCGTGCCGCGCGGGGCTCCCTTCAGATGGATATCTACCTTCACCAATGACTCACCGGGGCTAAGCGACGCCTGCGCGCTTCCTGCGTCGGGCTGATTCGCCGGCACTACCGCGCCGCCAGACGGTCCGTAGAGGCCGCTTAGCTTCGTTGCCAGTTGCGCGCGGCTGGCCGCCTCAGCATCAGCGGCTTGTGGACGCTCATACAGCCGCGAGACGATGCTTGCGGCTTGCTCGGGCGTGTTGGCACCTGATAGTGCGGCGCCAGCTTGTTTCTCGCCGCCCTGACGCAATTCGTAATCCACGAAGCCGAGCTGCTGCTCGAGCGTCGAGTTGCCGATCCAGTTGCCGGCCCACTTCTGGAATGCGTCTTGCCGATCCTTGTGCCATTGCGCGATGCCATAGGCATTCCCGTTGTCGCCCACCGCTGTCGGGTCTACCTGACTCTCGCTCTGCAGGTTCGCGGCGATGCCAAGAGCCTGCGCATGTGACCAGCCACGCGATTCGAAGAACTGCACAGCGGATGTTGTATTGCCATTTACACCGGCCGACACTTCGGTATTCGTACTCAGCCCGTTGCCGCGCAGTGCGTTGCCGAAGCGCTCAAAACCTTCGCCGACACGCGAGGTGGCGCGGCTAACACGCATCAGCAGTTCGTATGAACGAGAGACGAGGTCGAAGAACTCGTTCGCGCCCTTCTTCGCCTTATCCCAGTCGAAAGTCTTGAGCTCGTCGGATAGCCAGCGCACCGCGCCCGCGACGCCCTGAATGAGCTTTTCCTTGTTCTCCGGCACGGCGAGCCACTGAGTCATCAACTGGATCGCCGGCTGCAATACGGGAATCAGTGCGTTCCCGAGCGAATTTCGCAGCGACTCGACCGAGATCTCGAGCTTCGAGATGTTCTGCGCGTATTCGTCCGCCTGACGGATTGCCTGGCCGTCCATTGCGGCGTGGAGATTGTCGAATTCGCGCACCAGCGCCTGGATGGCTGCTGGCCCCTTCATAAGCAGCGGCAAAATTGATTCGACGCCGAAGGCCTGCGCGATCTGTCGCGCCGATTGCACAGTGCCGCCGGCGCGCATGTTCGACTGGATCGCCTTCGATACGTCCAGCAGCGCGCGAGACGTATCGACGGCGCCGTCGGCGGTCTTGTGCAGCCCGATCCGCCACGCGCTCATGAGCGCGAGCGCTTCTGGCGCGCGGCCGTTCACTGCGCCTTGCATCGTGTCCCCGAGCTGCTGGAGCGACGCGTCCATGCTCTCATTCGAGAGCCCGGCGAGCCGCGCCGCGCCGCGGTATTGCTGCAGTTCGTTGGTGTTGACGCTGAGCAGACCTGACGTGCGATCAAGCTCCTGTCCGGCGCGCCCCCAGCCGGTGACGATCGCGGCAAGTCCAGCGACCGAACCGAGTCCGCCGAGCAGTCCGAGCGGCGTTGCTCGCATGACGAGCTTGCTCGCCAGTGAGCCTGCCGCTCGAGCGGCGCCGAGAAGACCGCGTGTCAGGCGCGATAGTCCCGTTTCGCGGCTGAGCGAGCCGAGCGATTTGGCCAGATCCGTGACCGGCGAAATGGTGCTGGCGATCGAACCCTTGACCTTTCGCACGGTCGACGTCGCGCGGTCGACGGCGGTGATGACGAACTGAATCTTATTGGCCATTGGGTGTTCCAGTCGCGCCGCGAATCCGATGCGCTTCTATCAGGTGCCACTCTGTTTCGGACCAGGTCATTGCCCAGACACTGGCGGGCGCGATGCCCCAAAAATGAGCGGCATC